GGTTTAAATACGTCACAGTGCCGTATTTGAACAAATGGAAGTCCCGGTCTTTTTCGTCAATAACGCTGTAATCAAACGCCTTCTGTTGAATCAGTTCATCTTTAATCAAGTCACTCAATTATCACCGCCTTCCATTTGTTCAAATACGGCACTGTGACGTATTTAAACCATTCCCCCACACGCGCGAGGCAGCAGCATCGGTTGTGGCAAGCATTCCACAAGCGGTAACCATTCCCCCACACGCGCGAGGCAGCAGCTTTATCCAGGTTGTGGAAACCTTGCCACAAGCTGGTAAACCATCCCCCCACACGCGCGAGGCAGCAACAAAAAAGCGTGGACAGCAATAGTCACAACTTTTGAAGTTTGCGAAAAGGCACAGGTTGAAAGTGGTGTAACTTCAAAAGTCACAGATGTGACTTTTACTGAAGGCGCTTCATCCCCACGCGCGAGGGTGATACTGTGCAAACTTTCTCTTGAAAACTTTGCACAAGATTTTGTGTGCCAACTTCGCCAGGACGTGACAGCCTCGCTCGACAATTCCCTCTTCCACAGCTATCCTGCAAAGAAAAAATCAAAACGAGGTGTCAAATGAATAATCAAAAAATATTAACGGCGATGGTCAGCGTTCAGGATGGGCTTGAGACCACTAACGACAATATCGAGAAACTTGAGTTATTACTCAAATTGGCAACAATGAGAGTCCAGATGATCGAGGGAACCATTGACCTACGCATCGAGGCACTAAACCTGCGGATCAAGGAACTTGAAAATGTTGTTGCCGGAACTGCTAAGTAAAGTCCAAGAGCTGGAAGCAATATCGGAATGTCCGTTGACTTGCGACGTGTTCCCAGGTGCATTCGTTGAAATTCAACAGATGAGCAATCGACTAACCGGGCGACGGCATCGGCTGGAGATTACTGAGAGACTGGAGACCATCCAGAGAAAACAGGCCAGGTGGACAAAGAACAGGCTTGAATCCCACATGTCCGTTATTTAACAGGCATGAGAGGCTCAAGGCTGCATTTTATTTTTGCAAGCCATAGAACCATAGCCTTGACAGGGAGAACGTTGAACCTGATTGACTACACGCCGTGGCATATATTCTTTCCAACCTTTGGGCTATGTACCGGCGGGTTACTCTAAGTTTTGCGAAAGGACTTCTTTCCTTTGAAAAATAAGTGTAAAAAATGAAGACCCAAATCAAACCCCCAGGACACTTGTCCACAGAATCAAAGGCATTCTGGAAACAAATTGTCGATGATTATTCGATATCCGATGCCGCTGGCTTAAAAATTCTGCGTGTTGCTTGCGAGGCTTTTGACCGGGCGCAGTCGGCGAGGCAGTCAATTGACGAAACAGGAATGCTCCTACTCGACAAATTCGGACAGGCAAAAGTCAATCCACTACTCCCGGTAGAGCGCGACAGTCGGGCTGCTTTTCTGGCAGGATTGAAGGCGCTAAATCTGGATGTTGCTCCCGATTGCCATCGGATAGGCAGACCACCAGGTTCATGAGGATAAAAAAATGATACGAATTATGAAGAGTCATGCACATGATTTTAATTCCGAGCTGGTACGCTGGATGGAAGACGGAACTAATTTATCTACTGAAAACTTAGCTGAGTTTTTCATCATGAAAGAGTCAGAATTAATATCTGTTTGGATAGAAAAACGCGGCGGTATCCTAACAGATTGGAAGCGGCGGCGGCGTCCGGGCCGTCCATATTTTGAAAACTATATCGAAGAAAAAGGTTTTGAAGAATAGCTATAATATTCTGGTGAGATGCCAGTCTATAGCTTTGACGATGTCCTATAAACTACATTGGCGGGATGCTAATTAGTGGCGGATGTCCGAAAAGTGACAAACGTTTTTAAACTGGTGAGATGCCGATATTGAAAACGTTAGCTTGCTGTGAGGTTGTCTTTTTGTGAAGACAATTTAATTAGAACACTCAAACTAAGGAAAAAATAATGAATGAACGAGAAGTCGTTAAAATATTAGCAGATGTCAATTATGGGCTTGAAACTTTTCACAAGAGATTCACTTCCGAAATGGGAGAAGTCAGATCAGATGTAGAAGCGCTATCGAAATGCGTAGCTGTCTCACTATCACCAGGGGGAGGGGAACCTATGAACCACAAGCGAAGCGGCTTTAATAATCTGGGCGAATTTGCGCTATCGGTAGCGGCTGCAATGAGACCGGGGGGCCGGATTGACGATAGGCTCTTGAAAATCCAGGCGTCTGCATCTGGTACGAATGAGGTAACACCGTCCGAAGGTGGCTTTTTGGTTGGCTCTGATTTGATGGACCCGCTTTTAACCAAGGTCTATGAGACTGGGCAACTTGCTAAACTGTGCTTTAGGCTGCCTATATCGCAAGGTAGCAACAGCATCAAAATTCCTGCTATCGACGAAACAAGCAGAGTCAACGGCTCTCGTTTTGGTGGCGTTCAAAGCTATTACGCGGCTGAGGCTGAGACGGTTACAGCGACTAAACCGAAATTCAGGCTCTTGTCCTTGGAGCTTAGGAAATTGTTTGCTATTTGCTACGCTACGGAAGAGCTGATGGCCGATGCTCCCGCTCTGGGCCGCATTCTACAACAGTCGTTCGTTGATGAAATAGGCTTCAAAGTTGACGATGCTATTTTGAACGGCAGCGGTGCCGGAATGCCTCTGGGAATTTTGAATAGTCCATGCTTAGTAACGCAAGCGTTAGAAACAGGGCAAACCAGCGGGATTCTATACGAGAACATTTTAAAGATGTACTCACGGATGCTCCCCCGAAGCAGGAAGAGTGCCGTTTGGTTGATTAATCAGAGCATAGAACCTGCGCTATTTTCGATGTCACTATCCGTTGGAACTGGTGGCTCGGCAGTCTATTTACCGGCAACCGGCGCGGCAGGTCAACCTTATGCCTCCCTGATGGGCTTGCCTGTCATTCCCTGCGAACAGTGCGGCGCTCTGAATAGCAAAGGCGATATCATTCTTGCGGATTTGTCCAGCTATATTCTTGCGGAAAAAGGCGGCATAAAATCCGATGTATCAACGCATCTGCGTTTTCTTTTTGACGAGAGAATTTTTCGATGGACTTACCGTTTTGATGGCAGTCCGCTTGCTAATGCGCCGACTATTCCATTTAAAGGATCGGCCAGTTTGTCGTCATTTGTGACGTTAGCAGCAAGAGCATAGAAAACACGGGCTGATATCCCAAACTATCACGGGCTGGCAACCCAGGGGCTTTTTGATTTTCTTCACCCGAACGAGTAGCCAGGCTTAGGTGTGAGTGCCTCCTTGGCAGGAAAAACCGCATCAGCGAATCATGGGAAAATCCCCCCAGGGAAACGTATAAAAACCGAATCAAGATATCCTCTCATAATATCTTGATTCGGTTTTTTTTGTTTCAATTATCAGACAAAACACCCGCTCCACAGCCATTCAGGCCAATACTTTTTATCATCCCGAATACAATTCTATGCTTTTTTTATGAAAATTCAATGCAGAGCATTACAGGCTGTCTGGTAGCATTTTGCTATATTTAGGCCATGTTATCAGATAATCCTTGACTTGTTACACATTTTTAGCTATAGCTATATTATACAATGTGACTAACGTTATACATATAGCTAATATTAGCTATAACTATGTTATACAAGATAGCTAATGTTATACAACTATTGACTAACGTTATACAAGATAGCTAATGTTATACAACTATTGACTAACGTTATACAAGATAGCTAATGTTATACAACTATTGACTAACGTTATACAAGATAGCTAATGTTATACAAACAACAAAAGGAATAGACAATGATAAATTTCATGATTGAAAATCTGGACAGAATCTTAGAATTGAAAACTCAAGGACAATCACCCAAAGAGACTATCGAAACCCTGAAGAATGAAATCCCAGGAATGCCAGGAATCAAACCCGAAACCTTCAACCAATATAGACGGGTGCTTGAAGCCTATCATATAGCTATAGCTAACAAAGTAGAAAGGCTAACCATAGAAAATAGTAACCTTAGAAAGGAATTAGATGTAGCTAATGCAGCTATAGCTAACGTTAGCCAATTAGAAGTCAAGGAAAACAATAGCATAAAAATTAGTGGCTGGAACATTACTACCTATAGAGGTTATAGCAGAGGCTTTAAACGCATCGGCGGAAAACTGCGGTCAGTTTATCTGGGGAAAGATTTGACGGGTGCTGCGGAAAAGGTGGCGGCGAAAGAGTTGACGTTCAGTGGTTAAAGATCAAAGACCCGGAACAAAAGATACCGTTCATTGACGCTGTGCAGGCGGCGCGGGAGATGC